CGCAGGCACAGGCACCATCAGCATCGCGAACGCCATCACGGCGATGGGCTCCGCGTCCTTCGACTTCATCGACTGCGGGATCAACGACGTGACCAACCTCGCACTGCTCGACGCCGCACTGAACGACACGGACGGTCGCTGGTCCTACACGCAGCAGATTTACGGGCACGCCTTCGCAGGCTACCAGGGCACGCAGTCGGAGCTGACGACCTACGGCGCCGCGCTCGACACGCAGCACTTGTCTATCCTCCCCGTCGAGGGGCAGAACGACACGGCTGGCGGCAACTTCGACCCGCTCTCGATGACCCCTTCTTGGGCGTGGGGCGCTGGATTCATGGGCACCGTGGCCACCGCCAACATGGCGAACCCCGCGCGACCCTACAAGTCCCTCGAGGCTGTCGGCAACATGGCTCCAGCGGTGGGCGACCGCTTCAGTCCGCTTGAGATCGAGACGTTGCTCGACGACGGGATCGCCACGGTGTACTACACGCCGAGCGGCGGCGCGCACATCGGGCGCCTGATCACGACGTACCTGACGGACGCCGTTGGAAACCCCGACGAGTCGTACCTGGACTACACGACGCCTGCGAAGCTGACCACGATCAACAGAGAGCTCATCCTCGGGATCGGCTCCAAGTTCCCGCGCGCCGTCCTCGTCGACGAAGTGCCAGCGGGCGCCCCGGGTGACGGAACCTTCGTTGACCCCGTGGTCATCGCTGGCTACATCGCAGGGCTGTACCTCGGCTGGGAGGCCAGAGGGCTTGTCGAGGACTCGGACGGCTTCATTGACGAGATGACGGTCACGCGCAACAGCCTCGACCCGAACCGCGTTGACGCCTACCTGCCGTCGCGACTGAGCGGCTCACTGCTCATCACCGCGCTCCTCAATTCCTTCAGATTCACCACGAGCTAGGGGGCCATCATGGCAGTCATCGGCGGGACTCTTTCGTTCACTATTGACGGCATCACATACGACACCACGGGATCCGTCACGCTCGAGCCCGGCAACTTTGAGGGAGAGGCGAAGGTTGGACACCGTGGCTCCGTCCACCGCAGGGAAACCTTTGTCGCTCCGAGATTCGACAGCACGGTCATGTGGACGCCGGAGGTAAGGCTGCTGGCCATCGGGGCGCTGAACGGCGTGACGTGTACCTGGCAGATGAACAACGGTCTGAAGTACGACTTCGTCGGTTGCGCCGTCGAGGGTCGTCCGAGCGGCGACCCGATCGAGGGCGAGATCTCGCTTCCGATGTTCGCTGAGAAGTGCATCGAGCGTACCTAATGAAGACCATACCGCTGAGCACTCCCGTTGACATCGGCGGGCACGTACACACCGAACTCGTGTTCAAGCGTGAGCCGACCTTCGGGGACCTCCGCGCCTGCGCCATCGAGCCCTCGACGATTCTGTCGATCAACATGATTCTCGTCACGGGCAAGGGCGGGCTGACGTCTGACCAGATCGTACTGCTCGCGTCGCGGCTCAGCGGGCAGGGTGAGGCGATGCTCAACGGGATCAGCGCGCGGGACATGGTAGATGTCCACGAAGCGTTAATTGATTTTTTCAGCCCCGCCGAGGCGGACTCGGCTGGCCAAGAATCGACAGCGACGGAAAAGCCGTAGACGTTCACGACCTCGCGCGCGACCTCGTTCTGAATCGCGGCCTCCCTCTCGCTGACGTCATGGCTATGACCGCGTCGGACATCTGGTACCTATTCCCGCCGGAGGCGACCCCCGATGGCCAGTAAGATACTGAAAATGCTCGTCAGGATCGCAGCAGACGACGACCTCACTCCCGCGTTGTCTCGCCTGCGCCGCAGCTCGATCAAGACCTTCAAATCCATCGGTAGGTCAAGCCTACGTCTCACGAAGTCCATCGCCAAGATCGGAACCGTCGGAGCCATCGCGGCCGCCTCGGGTATAGCCAAGCTGACTCTCGACTACGCAGAGCAGGCTGACGTCCTCGACAAGTTCAGCAAGCAGACAGGCATGGGCGTCCTCGCCCTACAGGAGATCGCGCACGCCGCAGAGCTCGCAGGCATCGAGATCCCTGTGCTCTATAAGTCATTCGAGAAGCTGAGCCGAAACATCGGTGACGCGCGCCAGGGTCAAGGCGAGATGGTCACGATCTTGAAGAAGGCGGCGCCAGCTCTGCTCGAAGAACTCAAGGCGGTCAAGTCCACCGAAGAGGGCTTCGACCTCATGGTTGACGCACTCCACGCGATCCCAGACGAAGCTGACAAGGCGAGCCTCGCGCAGGCTGTCTTTGGTCGCGCCGGTCAGAAGATCATCCGTATCACCCACGGCGGAACGAAGGAACTTGAGAAGTACCGCGCTGAGGCGCGCAAGTACGGGCTCATCACGAAGGAGCAGACGGAGCAGGCAGCGTTGTTCAAGGACGAGCAGCATCGTTTGTTCATGGCGCTTGAGGGCGTCCGCAACGCAGTCGCCGGTCCTCTGCTCAAGGCGATGACTCCATACGTCACGAAGATGCAGGAGTGGGTGGTCGCGAACAGGGAGATCGTATCGTCGAAGATCATCAAGGTAATCGGAGACATGGCCAGTGGAATTGGAGGTGTAGACTTCGAGTCTCTGGCGAATGACGCCGGGGACTTCGCAATGGTCCTCGGTGACATCGCGTCTGCGATGAAGACCATATTCGACATCGCAACGGACCCGCGCTCGCCGTTCGCTCTAGGCTTCAACCTTGCGGCAATCGCTGGAGTCACTGAGGGACGCATCGACGAGGAGCGAGAGCAGCGCAGGCTTGCAGCTGTGGCGAAGCTTCGAGGAGTCACGCTGAACACAGGGGGGGAATTCAGGACAGGGTCAAACATCAGCATCCGTCGCACGCCGCAGCCTGCTAGACTTCCGATCAGCCAAGGGGCCAACGACGCGCGCAGCCTGCTTGCATCCGAAGTCACGATCAACCTGAACGCCCCGGCGGGGACCACCGTCGAAAGCATCCAGGCATCCCCCGGCGCAAAGGTAGCCATGAAGGGCGGCAGGCGTAAGCCCGGAGGCGGACGATGAGTTGGCGCGAAGACATCCGTGACGCGACGTTCCGCGGGCTATCGTTCACCGCTACGGGCAGCTCAGGTAGTCACGGGCGCAGAGGCACAGACCACGAGTTCCCAGAGCGCAACGAGCCATACGCCGAGGACTCGGGACGTAGGCAACGCCGTTACCCTGTGACGGGCTTCATCGCAGGCGACGACTACCTGAAGCACCTCAAGCGGATGATCAACGCCGCAGAGAAGGAAGGCGCCGCTGAGCTTGTCCACCCGTGGCTTGGGCGCATGACCGTCGTGTGCCGCGACTTAACATGGGAGCTCAGCGTCGAGGAAGGCGGGTCTGCTGATCTGTCCTTCACGCTCGTCGAGGCTGGCGCGCTCGTCAACCCTGCATCCGTATCGTCTACCGCTGACCAAGTATCAGAGGCGTCAAGCGCGCTCCTCGATGCGGCAGAGGATGACTACGGCGTCATCGATGACATCGCGCGCTCTACGCACGAAGCGGCTGTGTGGACGGAGAACGCCAAGGACAAGACGGCGCTCGTCGTTGACGCAATTGTTGGCCCGTTCTCCTACACCGTTGACAACCTCTATGATGTGGCCATCGCGCTCGCCGCCATCGACACCTTGCTGGTGACGACAGCCGCGACGCCGTCCATCCTCGCAGCCAGGACTAAGAACGCGCTCCAGATCCTCGCGAGCCTAAGCGTCTTCAAGGTGCTGGCGGGAGACGACGCGCAGCAGGCGGCAGAGCTCCCGACGCTGCCTACAGCGACAGAGACGAACGTTCAAGCACTGCTCGAGGCGAACCGCGCCATCTACCAGCGCATGACGATCGCTCGCCAGGCGTACCTGCTCAGCCTCGAGGACTTCACGAGCTATGACCAGGCCATCGCAGAGCGTGACATCCTGACGGGCTTGATCGACGCTGAGTTCTTGACGAACCCCACCGACGCGCTCTACCTATCGCTCATCGACCTTCGGACAGCGGTGCAGACGGACATCGACGCGAGGGCGCAGACGCTCCCGCGTATCATCGAGATGACGATTGACCACCCGCGGACAAGTCTCGAGATCGCTCAAGAGCTCTACGGCGACGCGACCCGGGCGCCAGAGATCGTGACCAGAAACAACGTGGCTCACCCCGCGTTCATCGCTGGAACGATCCAGGTGCTGTCCAGATGACGACGACGGTACACATAGAGGGAGACGTCCTCGAAGGATGGGAAGGCCTTAACGTATCGAGGTCCATCGAGGACGCAGTCAGCACGGCATCGTTCACCGCTCCGCTTCGTTGGCCACGCGACCCGAACCCTACGCGCATCCGCACCGGTTCGCTCGTACAGGTCTACGACGACGACGATCAGATGTTCTACGGGTACGCTGACGCGATGACGCCGAACACAGACGAGAACGGAACCATCGTCTCTGTTGACGCGCGCTCCGCTACGGCAGACCTCGTTGACTGCCCCGTCATCACGGAGCCCTACTCCTGGCAGCAGATGACGATGCTTGACATCGCTATTGCTATTGCTGCCCCGTACCAAGTTAGCATCATCGCGCGAACGGTCGCAGACGACGTCATAGGCAAGCCCATCGACTTCCGCGCCGAGCTCGGCGAACCTGTCTTCGAGTGCATCGAGCGCCTTGCCCAAAGCGCAGGCGTGCTCGTCACCGACGACGGCGAAGGGCGCATCGTGCTCACGAAGTCGCAAACCGCGTTCGGGATGCTTGACGCGATCATCGGGCTCCCCGTGCTTGAGGTCGGCGTCAACGTCGAGAACCCAAGCGCCACCTTCCGCCATGACCAGCGGTACAGTGAGTACCGAGTCTACGGACAGCGCCCTGGTGGGAACGCGGACTATGGGAACAGCGTCGCGTTGCAGCGCGCCATCGTGGTAGACCCCGAGGTCGAGCGTTACCGCGTGCTTACCATCATGGCGTCGCAGCGCGCCACCCTGCAGCAGCTCCACGACCGCGCGGTATGGGAAGCCGTCACCCGCGCAGGGCAGTCCGTCTCCGCGTCTTACGACGTGGTAGGCTGGAGACGCCCAGACGGCAAGCTGTGGGCCCCTGGACAACTCGTCATCGTCAAGGACCCGATCCGCGCCATCAACGCAACGATGGTCATCAGCGCTGTCAACTGGGGACTCGCGACTGGCGGGCGCCGCGCGTCGCTCAGCGTTGCGCCTCCCGAGGGCTTCGAGCTTATGCCTACGATCAAGGACCCGGTCACGGAGAAGCAGAAGCTATCGAAGCCCGTCACACCCGGCGAGAAGTATGGACTGTGGCTCACCGCCGATCAGGTGGCGGCCATCGTCAAGGAGTCGGGCGGATGAACTCGGTAGAGCGCATGATCCGCAATCTGGTACAGCGCGCAGTCGTCAGGGCGTCACAGGCCCTCGACATGCAGACCATCAGCGTACAGACGCAGGTCGGGCACGACGCACCGGAGATCGAGCACTTCGAGCCCTACGGATTCACGAGCAACCCGCATCCCGGCGCAGAGGCTATCGTGCTGAACGTCGGCGCAGCAGACCACGCTGTGGCCATCGTCGTCTCAGACAGGCGCTACCGGATCACCTCGCTTGAACCGGGGGAGGTTTGCATATATGATGACAACGGATCGTATGTAGAACTAGGGTCAACAGGTATCACGGTGCACTCAAGCGGAAACGTAAAGGTCGAAGCGGCAGGCGACGTCACCGTTGACGGCGCGCGGATACTGATTGACGGAGCGACCGGGCTAGGCACTGAGCATATCGTCACGGGGACATCGGCTGCAGCAGGAGCAGCAGGCCTCACCGTAGCGGTCAACGCCTACGCTGCAATCTAGGAGGACAGGATGAGCACACGAGCAATCGGGGACGGAACGGCGACAATCACGGCAACCGACCTAGAGTTCCTCGTCGGAATCCACGAGTACGAGGGGTAGACCGTGGCCCAGTTCACCTACAGCGGACTAGCACTCGAGGAAGACCCCTTCGAGAACGCCTCGACGTCTGATCAGGATGACCTGATCATGCTCGTGACGATCGCGCTGTTCTCTGACGCCAGGGCCAGCGACGACTCAGAGCCACCGGACGGCACGCAGAACCGTCGCGGGTGGTGGGCTGACACCTACGAGGAAGACGACTGGGTGACGGGCTCGCTGATCTGGCTGCTTGACCGCTCCGTGTTGACGCAGGACCAGCGCAACCTTGCGGCAGACTACGCAGAGCAGGCGCTCGCCTTCATGGTGGACGTCGGGCTTGCGGTAGAGATCGACGTCACGGTGGAGGCCAACGAGCGCAACCGCTTAGACCTCGAGGTCATCATCCGGCAGGACGACGGCACGGAGACGGCAACAACGTACCCCGATCTCTGGGAGGCGGTGAGGTAGACCATGGCTGATAGCACGATCAACTACGACAGACCGACGCTCTCTGAGCTCCTGACGAGAACGCGCGGCGACATGGCAGGCAAGGTCACGGGGTCGCTCGCGTACCTGCGTGGATCTCTTGAGTGGGCGCTTGCTGGCGTGCTGTCGGGCGCAGTCAACCTCACCTATGGGGCAATCGACCAGCTCTACAAGAACATCCTCATGGACCGCGCCACGGGGACGTGGCTTGAGCGCCTGGCGTCGAAGTACAACATCACGCGCAGGCATGCGTTCCATGGCGGAGGCCTCGTCACGTTCACATGGACGGCGGCAGGGAGTAACATCCCAGCAGACACCGTGATCACCGACGCGGCTGGCAATCAGTACGTGACGGTCGGCATCACGGCGGACCCTGGCGGGCCGCTGTACCCTGACGATGGCTACGCCGTCGTGTTCTCGTCCTACGAAGGCGCAGCGGCCAACGTCGAGGCGGGAACCATCCTCACGATCACGACGCCAATCGCTGGCATCACGTCCGCGGGCGTCGTGGCGATCACGTTCATCAACGGCGCAGACGAAGAGTCCGACGACGACCTACGAGAGCGAGGCCTCGACGCGCAGCAGAACACAGCGCAGGGCGGAGCTGACGCGGACTATAGGCAATGGGCGCAGGCTGCCGGTGCTGACGGGGTGTGGGTAGTTCAGAACGTGGCCACGCTCCCCTACATCACGGTCGTGTACACGGGCTCCGTCTCGCAGGCTGCGGTGCAGACGGCGCTCGACGCAGATGCACCGATAGACGCGATACCTGTGGCTGGCAGCGTGGACAACAACGCGACGTATCAGTACGGCGTTGGGATGAGCATCACTGCCCATTCGCTCACAGGCT